GCAGTCTGGCCGATGGTCTCGCCAGCGCCGTCGACATCGAGGAGACCCTTGAGGAACGTGATGGCGTTACCGGCGACGATGAATGGCTCGTCGGCCTCTGGCATATCGTAAAGCGGCTGGCCGAGGTCGGCTTGGACTTCGTTCAGCGTTTTCTGGCCGGAGTAGAGCGCGGCTTGCAGCGCCTTGGTGCGCTCCAGTTCACGGCTCGCAGTCTCCTCGGCTCGCAGCACGAATGTCACGGCTCCGGTCGAACCGAGGAAGCGACGGCTCAATGAGTTGATGACTTCGGCGAGCCACGTCTCGAGCGGACGCTTGGACATTGACTCGGCTTGGTCCTGCTCGCCTTCCTGCTGGCCCTTACCACCGAGGCCGGTGTGAGGAATGATCCCGAGCTGCGTGGGCATGACGCCGAACTTGGAGCCGATCTGCTTGATGATCCACTCGTCGTAGTCGGGCTTATACCGCTCGTCAATCTCTGGAGGGAAGATCGGGTCGAAGCCCTGCGGAAGCATCTTGATCCGGTGGCGCTCGTTCGTGGAGCCTGCGAGCGTGTCGTTGAGCACTCGCTCCATCGACGCCAGTTTGATCGGGTCGAACTCCTGCGAGTCGGTCCGCATGAACGTCTTGGGCATGGTGCCTTCGAGGTACTCGGCACGCATCCACGTCTGGCGCTCGAGGTAGAGCGTGGCTGCCGGGATGCATTCTTCGACGGTGGAGTAGCCGTATGGCGACCACGTCCTGCGGTTGCGGACGAAGTAGGCGAGGGCGTCCTTCTGCGGTCCGTCGCTCGTCTTGGAGGCTACGAACTCGCCGTCAGCGTGCGGTGACGCCTGGTACTCGCCACGAGGGAAGCCCCAAAGAATCTGCTGATAGGCCGGTGAGGGCGGAGCCGGGATGTCGCCTCGGTTGTCGAGGAGTGGCTTGATGGTCGAACCGTCGATGACGTCGAAGCCGATGATGTCGCCGCCGAGGTTGTAGCGAGGATAAATAGCCAAGGCGTCGTAGGTGAAATGGTTCCAGAGCGCCTCGGTGATCCATTCAGACCACAGGCGGTCGCCGTGTGCGTAGGGCGAGTTCCAGAACTGCGTGAGTCGGTCGATCTCCTCGGCATGGGTGTCCCGAGCGATCTGCATGGCCTTGGCGTGCGAGCACTCTTGCTCGTTCATGATCTCCACGACCGCAGCGTCGGAGACGGTGAATGCCCACTGAAGTCCGACTACCTCGGCGGTGCGAATCTCGATGCAGCGGTGGATGACGTCACACTGCTCAGCGAGCGCCTTCAGCACTGACCAAGGCGTGCCCTTGTCGTTGGAGAGTTGGAGGTTCCATGCGACCTGATACTCGTACTTACGAGGGATCGCTCGGCCTGAGTCCTCAACAGGATCAAGCGGTGCTGGCAAGAACGGCTGAGCCGGTCCCAGCTGCGAGCCGAACGAGGTCCCCGGACGAGGAAGCGGAACGGCTGGCGTGCCTGGAGTCTGGAGGAGTCCGTCGCCGCCTGAGTTCTGGCCGTAGGACGGAAGCGTTGCGACTGAGCCGCCTGAGTTCGCATACGGCGTGTTTCCGAGCGCCTTCGCTACTTCTTCAGCGACAATCTCGGAGATGTCCGGCTGCTCGGCCTTCTTGAACCTGTCACGGAGCGCCACTATGCGTCGGCCTTCGGAATCATGCGCTCGCTCCTTGTAGTGCGTAGTTGCAGGCTTGGCAACGTAGAGCCTCGGGATAGTTTGACACGCCACACGCAGGGCAAGGTGGAGCCGCTGCTAGAAGGAACCTATCAGCCGACGATCCTCGAGCGAGGTCCAGTTCGGCGATGGCGTGGACGAGTGCGTCAAGGCGGTCCGGTGAGTAGCCCGAGTCAGGGAGCCAACCGGTCATCTGGTCCTCCAACTCTCGGAACGTGCCGACGTGGTGGACTCGGCCTTGCTCGTAGAGGGCTGCGATGGGTTCGGCTCGGAGTCGCTTGCCGATCTTGGCGCTAATGCCCTTGTACGGTACGCCGGGGCTGACTGAGCGGACGGTCATCTCGATGAGGTCGCCGCCTTGGTTCTTCTCGCCGACGATGGTTCCGATGGCTCCGTAGTCCTCGAACAACTGGACGGCTCGGCGTGCCCATCCGTTCGGACTCTCTCGGCAGGAGCGATCAGCGAGGACGTATGCGTGGCCGTCCGTTCCCTTGCCAACGGCCACGATGCCGGTCTCGTCGCTGTCCTCGCCGGAGGTGACGGCAGGGTCGATGGCAACGATGATCCGCACGAGTTCGGGCGCCTGGTCGACTCGGTTGTCATCAAGCATGGCTGCGGTCCAGAGGCTTCCGGGGGTATCGGTGAGGAACTCTCCGAACAACTCTTGGCGTCCGAGGCGTGTCCCCTCGTAGCGGTCTCTGAGGACTGCGAGGGCAGCAGGGCTGAGGTTGGCTGCGTTGTCGAACGTGGAGCCTCTCGTCACGAGAGTCGTATCGGCTGCGAGGATACGACGCATGAGCGGAGTCGGCTTCGGAGTCGTCGTCACGACCACCTGTGGCTTGTCGCCGAGTCGCAGGCCGAACTGCAACTGATCCCACGTCTCCTCGAAGCGCCACGCTCCGAGTTCGTCGGCCCACACTCGATGATGCTGCGGTCCTCGTAGTCTGTCCGGCTCCTCAGCCGAGAAGCATTTGATCTTGGTGCCGTTCTCGAAGAACAACTCGCCGAGCGAACGGTTCCATGCGCCTGAGACTGAGCCACCACGCAGGGCCTCGGCAGGGACGATGCTCAGGAGTCCCGACTGGCCTTCGATCATCGTGTCTCGCGTATCCGCACTCGTGGCTCCGACGAATGCGATGCGAGCCATCGGGTTCTGACGTGCGAACAGGGAAGCGTCCTCGGCTCCGAGGCGTGTCTTGCCGAATCCACGACCGGCCATGACGAGCCACGTCAGCCAGTCTCCGGTCGGAGTGAGTTGTTCAGGCCTCGCTAGGAGGGCTGTCCAGAGCAGGAGTGCCTGGTCCCACTTCGGCCACGTCTCCCAATCTGGCGGCAAGGACGGCTCTGATGCGTTCGGCGATTTCATCTGGATCGGGCCCCTCGTCTGTAATCTTTACGTCTTGTTCGATCTTGGACACGGCTCGCCACCGCTTCGGATGCCTGCGCTCAAGGAACCATGCGAACGCCTGCCACGTCTCAGCTGCGTGGGTGAGGATGCCTTCGACCGCTTCCATCTCGGCCATTCCGTCCGCGCTTTTTACTGCGTCCGCAAAGTCCGAATACGGTTGCTCGCCTGCTTCGGCTCGTTCCATCCAGTCGTAGAACGTCGATGAGCCGATGCCGACTGCGTTGCAGACGGTCTCGATGTAGTTACCGGCGCGCACCAATGCCACGAAGCGTTCTTGCAACTCTGGCGTCAGTTTCGTCGGCCTGCCCATGTATCCCATCTTTCCACGTTGCGCCGAGCGAGGGCGGAGGACCGGAGGAGGTGGTACCTCCGCCGTCGCTCTAGGCGCACAAGTCGGACGTGGGGACGACTTGCTCTGGCAAGCGTAGGTCAGGAGTGTGCCGTTTTAGTAACGGCTGGCAGGGCACTCGGCGAAGTTGTCTTGGCTCTGGCGACAGAAGCCTTCGAGGACTTGGAGCACCTTGCTCTCGCTGATCGGCTCGGGTTCGCCTCTAAGGAACGCACGAGCGCCTGAGACGCAAGCGGAGCAGAACGGTGGAGGCGTCTCGGGCCTGCGTCGGTTGCGCTCGGCTGCGAGGTTCACGACCTCGGCGTGCCGGTTGTTTCCTGAGAGGTCAAGTTTCATCGGGTTCGTGCATTTCCCATCTGAGTCCCGAGTTGGCGGCGTTTGGGAGGAAACTGGCCCAATGAGTAGTCGTGATCCAGACGTCGAAGTTCGCCTCCGGCCTGATCACGTTCTCGTGGTCCTCGTCGTTCTCGATCTCGTAGTCTTGGAACTCGGCGAGCACCTCGTCCAGTTTGCGCTCCATCCGCACCTGCGTCGTAAGGAGTTTGGTGAATACCTGGAGAAGCTGCTGGAGGTCATCGGCGTCGGCCATGACGTTGAGGCTACTCCTTTGCCTCCTCGAGCAAAAGGTAGTTCGTGACTCGGTTCCGGTTCATCGGACACCGATGCATCACTTCGAGCGCCTTAGCCTGAGTCTTGTCCAAGCACTTAGGACACTGCCAGACTCTCATGCCTTTCATGCGTTCACTCGCTTCCGGTCGTAGGCGGTGCGAGCGTGAGCGGTGATGCAGTCCTCGCAGGGTTCCTCATTGGCTCGGACGTGGCGCTGGTATCCGAGTTCGGTGTTGCAGTAGTTCACCTCGCCGTCGCCGTCCATCTCGTTGAGGATGATGGTCATGGTGACGGTGTAAGTGTGTCGGCATCGTTGGCTGGCGGTGCACTTGACGATCATGTTGAGGTCGTATCCGGTGCGCCATGAGTTGAGCACCTTCACGGGCCCTTGGCATCGAGGGCAGACGACTCGAATCTTTGTGTCAATCGCTCGGCCCGAGTTGGCACCGGCGCACTGCGGACAGAATCGTGGCTTGCGGCCTGGCATCTTCTTGCGGTTCCACGTCTTGAAACATGATCCGCATACGTTCGTCTCAATCACTTCTCTCCCACCTTCCTGAACCACTTCGCCGGAGGGTTCCAGCGTCCGCCCTTCGGCGTCGTCAGCCCAATCCGTTTGTCGTAGACGGCGACGACTTCGTAGAGGTCGCCTTCGGCTGACTTCCACGTCACGATGTCGCCGACTTGCAGCTCGTCGTAGTCCAGTTGCTCGTCTACTTGGACTTGTCCGATGTATCCCTGAGCCATTACTTGTTCTCCAATGCCGCTCGGCAAGCGCTCACGAGTTCGTCGTGGTCTGGACTGCATCTGGCGATGCTTGTCGCCAACTCTCGGCTGATCGTGACGGTCACGGTGCAAGTGCAGCGAGCGTCAAACTTGAACTCATCATGCTGGGCGCAACTCATCGCTCCCCCTCTAGTGCTGCTCGGCAGGCTTCGGTCAATTCGGGGCTGATGACCTTCCAGTCTTTGAGGTCGTGTTCGGCAAGGTCTTTAGCGACGTCTCGGCTGATCGTGATGGTCACGGAATCTGCCCCTAAGTCACTTTGTGTTACATCCCGCTGCCCTAAAGTGCTGCTCGTGATGGTCACGGTGTCGCTACGGTCGTGTTGATCCTGCGGTGATCCGAGTGTTTCTGTGGGCTGGTCGGTCTGCATCGCTACGTTCATGCGGTCCGTTGATCGGTTCTCTGCGCTACCTTCCATCGCTCCTCCTTGCTGCTTTGATCGCTGCTTGTGCTCGAACGGTCGGGTCGTCGTCGTCCATCCAGCGCCACTTGATGAACGCGATGCTCAGGCCGGTGCCGATTGCGGTGCCGATGATCATGCCGATGCACCAATCCAATAAGAACTGACTGTCGCTCACTTTGTCCTCCATAGTTTCAACTGGCCTTGCTCGATGCAGCGATGCGCCAAAACTCCTGACGCCTGTTTGTCCCACTCAACTGCTGCCACGACTGGAACGCCTGCTCGCTCTAGCGCAAGGTCAAAGCCTCCCACGCCTGTAAACAGACTGACTGCGTTCATGCCACACACCCTTTGCTCAGCCACGACTGGAAGTCTTGGAGTTGCGCCTTGCACTGATCGCAGAGCGGTCGGCCATCGGGTTTGAGTGTTTGGTGCTTGCTGTATCCGGCGCAGAACCAACACTCGTCTCGGTTGCGATTCATGCGCTCACCTTTCCACTCATCTTCTGACGCTGCTTTGGTGTCATGCCGCCGTAGATGCCAATGGTCTCGTGATGCTCGACGGCGTAACGCAAGCACTCTTGGCGAACCTCACAACGGTTGCAGACCATGAACGCTTCGTATTCGTGTTCGTAGTGGTCCTTGGTGTTTGGGAAGAACAGAGCGGACTCGGCCTCGATGCACGCCGCCTTGTCCCTCCAGTCCCTCTGTGGTGCCGGTGGAGCGACTCGCTCCGACTTTGAGCCGCACTGGTCGCAGGTCCGAGGCTTGCGACCTGGAGCCTGCTTGCGGTGCCAGACGATGTTGCAGTTCTCGCAGATAAGGGCTTCAATCATGCCTGCACCAATCCAGTCGTCGTTGATGAGCATGAGTTCTCCTCCGTCTTGTATCTGATGGCGTCCAAGTGTGCTCGTCGTCCGGCGTCGGTGGCTCGGCAGACCATCGCCTCGTGTCCGGTGTCGGTGCGTCGGGTCGTGCCGGTCGGCTCGATCAGTCCCATCCGGCGCAGGTCGGAGCATCGACGTCGCTCGTTGTATCCGCCGACGCCTGCACGCTTCCCGGCCTCCTCGTCTGTGAGTCCGGTGTCGTTGGCGAGGATGAATCGGTGAAGCAGCTGATAACGCTGCGTCCCGAATCGGATCACGTTGCTCGGCTTGGTCGCCGCCTTGCGTGAGGTCTCCGGGTCGCTGGCGTGGAACGATCCTGCGCTGAACAGGTCGGCCTGAACAGGCTGGAGCGATTGCAGGTAGCGGATAAGGTCGCCGAGGTCGTCGGCGCTCACCTTGCAGACTCCCTTCTCATCCTGCTCCTCAAGCCATTCGTCGATCATCTCGATGTAGAGGATGGCGCTCACGATGCCTCCTCCTTCAGCCACTCGTAGTTGTTCGCTCGCCAGATGTTGTAGTCGGCCAACGCTGCGCTGAACTCGCCAGCGGTCTGCTCGGGGAACCGAGTGTTGATGCAGCCGGTGAAGTAGACGTTCAGGAGGAGCCTGTACTCGTCCACGTCGATGAGGACCTTGTTCTCAAGGTTCATCACTTCACCGCCTTGAAGCGCAGGACTCGGGTCACTGACTCGGCCTTGAACTGGTCAAGGAGGTCAGGGTGTGCGTCGCCGAAGGCCTTGGAGTCGAAGCGCCTGGACGCTTGCTGCTTCCATGAGACGACTTCCTTGCCGTCGAAGGTGCCGATCTCGGCGTCCTCGAGCGCACGCATGATCAGCGCCTCGCACTCCTCCTGCTGAGCCTTGAGCGCCTTGATCTCGGCTGCGATGCGCTGGCGGTCCTCAACGGCGGCGAGCACGTCGGGCTCGATCTCTTTGGCTTTTCCCACCTCCGCCTTGTAGACCTTGCGGAGCATCTCTAAGTCAGTGCCGTCAACTTCCGGCTCAATCTTGTTGACGATCAGGTCGTGGAACAATCCCTCTTGAGCGATCAGCGCCGACTGGTAGGCCGGGTCCGCTGGAACCTCAAACCACTGCAACTCGTGGTCGTCCAGCAGGACGCAGACGTAGGCGAGGTCAATGTTGACGACCGCCATGTAGTGCTGCACCTGTGAGACGTAGTAGTCCGGTACTCCGTCTCGCCAGCCTCGTGCGTTGTGGCTGTTCTTGATCTCCAAGATGGCTCGTGGCTTGCCGGTGAAGTCGTCCAAGACGAGTCCGTCAAGGTTGGCGAGCATCCAAGGAATCTCAGGGTGACGGTAGGAGTAGTCCGTCGTCACTACCTCGAAGCCGGTGACGGCTGCGAAGGCCTTGCGGATCATCGGCTCCGTCTCGGTGCCTCGGCGCATGGCGTCGGTCTCGGCGACTGGCGGTGCCTCGCCGATCTTCTCCTTCCAGAGCGCCCAGCCGGACGTCCAAGGCGAGATGCCGAGGATCGCAGCTGCGTCGCTCCCACCGATACCGGTGCTTCTCTGAGCGAGCCATTCCTCACGGCTCTGCTCGCTGACTTTGGCCGTGACTGGAATGTCCGGCAGGTACTCACACTTCAGATCGACTCCCACGTCGGTCCTCCTTCTGTTTGGTTGTCTATGAACGTATTCGCATTGGCGACAGATTGCAAGTGTCTTTAGAAGAAGTCGTCATCCGGCTCGATGACCTCCACCTCCCCTCGATGCTCGGCTCCGATCTTGGCGTTCGTCAGAGCGGCCTTGACGTAGGAAGGCATCGGGACGACCGGCTCCTTAGCGACCGGTGCAGGGATGCCTCGTTCGACGCAGTCTGGACAACGCTTAACCTGCGAGACGATGTTCGGATGATCAACGCCTTGGAAGTCTCGGAGCACTCCGTCTTGCAGAGTTCCAGCCTCGATCCAGAAGTTCCCCGCGCACGTTCCGCACTGAGGCTTCTGGCGCTCGGGTCGCTCATGCGCTGGCCGTGAGGCCTTGAACGCTCGCTCGAATGACTGCGGCGTGATGTAACCGTCCGTCTTGCCAAGTCCGTCGATGACTCGTTGTGCCTGGTCCTCGCTGAGAGGCGTGAGCACGTCGATCCATGCCCGACTGTGCTTCGGGTCGACCTTGCGGCCCCACCTCCCCTCGATGTAGTCGATGGTCTTGTCGACCTGCGTTGTGTTCACTTGCCCTCCTCCATGATTCGCCTGATTTCTTCACTCCGCTCCGAGCGGCGTTTCTCGTCGGGAGTCTTGCGCTGCATTTGTAGCAGGATCGTCGGCAGCTGCTTGCGGAGTTTCTTCGCGCTGCGAATGTTCGCCATCCAGAAGTCGTCGTCGGTCGCCCAGAAGATTGCGTCCCGGACTTGGTCGTAGGTGAAGCCGTCGATGCGAATGATGCGGTCAATGGCGAGGAGCCATGCATCGTTGACCGTAGGTGCTTGGCGAGTCGGATGATTGTCCTGCACTCGATCAGCGAGGAGTCCACTCAGAGTCTCAACCTCAAACGAGAACGTACGCGCGTTCATTGGTTCTTGTTCTACTGGTTCTTGTTCTTCTCTTGTGAGCAATCTGTGACTCCCCCCCTGCGCAAGATGTTGCGCACCCCCTGAGCAATCCCTGACTCGCCCATCTTCCTCAAACAAGTGATAGACGCTGCCGATCTGTGCTCCCGAATCGGTGAATCGGTGCTCGATCTCAACGCATCCGATCTTGACAAGTTCCTTCATGTAGCGGTCAACAGTGCGAGATGATGAGACCCTCAGACGCTTTGCCAGCGTCGCTCGGTGCGGCCAGCAACTTCCGGTCTCTCGGTCTGCGTAACTGTAGAGAATCGTCCAGAGTCGCAACGCTCGGTCGGAAATGCCCGACTCGTTGATCCAGTTCGGAACGATGACGTAGGGACCGCGCCTGAGTTTGACTCTCGGGTTCTCGCTCACGTCGTTGCCACCGTTACTCGGGGCAGGTAGAATACACTCATTCAGGGCCTCCTTCGCAGGCTCTAATGAGAAGCCTCGGCGCGGATGATCGCCGGGGCTTCTCGCTTTCTTGGTCTAAATACACTCTATCGCATCACCGCAGACGAGTGTGGGGACTCAGAATCCCCTGAGAGGCCTCTATTCGGCGTTCTCAGCCTCTGAAACAAGCCGGACGAAGTCATCTAGCCGGAGAACTGCATAGGCCTCCTCTGGCCCTCTGAGCCGACGCTTGACGATGACTGCGCCGTAGTCGTCTCGATGGCGCTTCTTGGCGTGGACCGAATCAAGCCACTCGCTGAGTTTCAGCTGCGCGTGATTCTTGCAGTCAATGATCCAACGAGGCAGGCCGTCGATGTCGCCCTTGTCATCGTGCCGACCGGCTCCGTATGCACGTTCGACGTACTCCATGCCGAGCGCCTGGAACACTCCGACCGTGTCGCGCTCAAACTGATCGCCTTTGGCTTTGTTTGGGTTGCTCATCCGAAGAACCTCTTGCGTCTGATCAGCCTCGCCAGTTCGAGGCTCTGCTCGTCATCTTCCCATGACCACAACACGAAGCCGTCTCGGTGAGCGTGGCTTGGGTTCTCGGTGGCCCATTGGTGACAGGCTCGGCAGAGTGCGACGAACAACTCAGGCCGGATGGCTGCGTCCTTGGCTTGACTGCGTCGGATGATCTCGTGGCAGTCGGTTGACTGTTGACCGCATCGCTCGCACTGAGGATGCTTCGCCATGAACTGCAACCGCAGTAGCGCCCTCGTCCGGTCCTGCTGGCGACCCTTGGAGGATCGACGTGCCAGCGGTGTCCGGCGAGGGAGCGGACTGCGCTTCACTAGACCTCAAGCTCCTCATCGGAAGGATCGCACTCGGCCCAATCCTGAAGGATGCGGAGGCAGAGCGTCGAGGTGCCGATGCGCTGGCGCTCGGCCTCCTCTGCCAGTTCCTTGTAGACGTCGCCGGTCAGTTCCAGCGTGATGATGTGCTTGTCTCGCATTTCAGTTCTCCTCCTGCTTCTTGGCTTCGTGGTCCATGACCGCTCGGATGCATGAGCGGATCACGTTGGCTCGCTTGGTGTTGTGCTGAGCAGCGAACGCATCGAGGAACTCGATCTGATCGTCGTCCAGCCGGACGGTGGTGACGTTCTTCGCCATTAGAACGGATCTCCAGACTGGCCGTAGGCCTTCCGGTCGCCCTGCTCGATGCCGAAGCGAATGTCCAACCCGATCTCGTCGGCGACGAACTCAAAGTCGTTGACCGTATCGCCTGCCTTGTTGACGTAGGAGTTCGGCTTGAGTTCGCCCACGACGAGAAGCCTGGTCCCCTTCACCGACGTCTCGCAGAGTTGCTCGGCGACTGGACCGAACGCCTTGAGCGTGGCCCACGTCACCTCGTTCTTCCACTCGCCGTCAACCTTGACTCTGGCCTCCAGACCGACTCGGCAGGTAGCCCACGGCTTGCCGTCATTACTGAACCGGAGTTCCGGCTCCTTTGCCACTCGTGCAATCGAGTGTCCTTTCATGCTGCACTTCCCTTCTCCGTCGTCAGCTGCGCCAACACGGTCTCTGCGTCTTGGACGCTCATGGCGTGGAAGCCATCGACGTCTCGTCCAAGAATCTCGCTGATCTTGTCCTTGAGGGCTGGACCCTCAACTCCTGCGGCTGCTCCGGCTTGGCGGATCGCCGTCTTGTGCTTCTCCGTCAACTTCGCCGGCGTCGGTGCGACCTCGTGAACGTCGGCGTCTGCGTCACGCTCGCCAGTCGGGATCGTGAACGTCTGGAACAGGAGGTACTTGAACGCCATGCTCAGCGCCTTCGAGGTCGCCTTGTCGCCTGCGTCCATCGCCTCGCCTGCCATGACAGTCCGAACCGTTGAGCCGTCCGGTGCTGCGAAGGTGTATTCGACAGTCACGACTGTTTGATTGCTCGTCTTGCCGGTCGACGTCTGCACTTGGCTCGTCTCGATGTGGAGCACGTTCGGAAGAACCGTGACCTCATGCTTGACGAGTGCGACGTGAACCGCCTGGACAGTGTCGTCAATCGAGCGGAAGTTGAAGCGTTGCGCCTCGTTCCGTCCGTTCTTCGCCACTGGCCCGACGTCGGCCATGACTGCGCTCATGCGCTGGTAGATACTTGCTGTTGTCATAGGGTCTCCTCCCCTGTTGTTTCCGCTAGGTATGCGGTCAAGACTTCTCGTGCGAGTTCTGACTTGGTCAGACCCTTGGAGAAGGCGATCACTCCGAGGCGCTCGATGGCCTCGTCGCTCAGTCGTGTGGTCAGCGTGGCTGGCGTGCGTCGTGGCCTCACCAATCCATTCCTCGAACCTCGCCGACGAACGTACCGATGGCTGCGCCCAGCAATCCAGTCGAAGCGACGAGCAGAAGGTCGCTCAGCTGCGATGGGTTGTGGATGATCAGCATGATCAGCGCGGTCGGTGTTGCGAATACTGCGGCCCAGCGAAGGGCGAGTGCTGTCTTAGTCATTGGGTCCTCCTCAGAATCCACGTCTTGCCAATGAGAATACACAACGTATCCTCTTGTGTCTAGTTACTTGCTCGGCGCATCCAGAACAGGAGATCGGTGTTCAGCGACTCGATCTCTCGGTGCTGCCGGTCGATCTCCTCAAGCAACTTGGCGATGGTCGTGCGAACCTCGGAGCCGTACTGGTCGGCCTCGTGCTTCGCTCTGATGCGTGCAATGCTCAAGTTCAATCGGTCGTCCATCGTCGTCTCCTGTCCCTCTTGATCTTCTGACGCTGGCGAGGTGACTTCCCTCCCCAATATCCGTACTTGATGTTCTCGGTCAATGCGTACTCAAGGCACTCGGCCCGAACCTTGCAGACTCCGCAGGCGTAGATCACCTCGGCGCTGACCATCTTCCCCGGCTCCGTGAAGAACTCGGAAGGGTCCATATCCCTGCAATACGAATCCAGCCGCCAAGGGTCTCGGATCGCATCGAGGAACATCTCGGCCACTAGCGGTCCTTGCAGAGTCGGTAGTTGCGAGCGAAGCGCAGCGAGTCCGAGTGCATGGCGTCCATATAGGCCTGGACAAGTCGCTCGTCCATATCGTTCGGCCATGAGTCTGCGTCCTCGTGAGTGCAGAGCGTGGAGCCGATAGGAGCGACGCTGGAGATGACGACGACGTGGCCGCTCTCCTTGGTGACGTCGTCCTCGACGATGCGAGTGTGAACGACGCAGCCGTCAATGTTGTTCTTCAGCTCTTTGATGATTCTCACTTGACCTCCTGATCGCACCGCACTTCGGCGTGCATGGCGTCGCTGAGCGTAACGATCTCGTGTGCCGACAATCGCTTCCACGTCTCGCCGTCGACGTGGTAGGCCGACTCGCTCTGATGAGCCTTGACGTGGATCAGTACCGGGTCTGGCAGATGACGCTCGCACGCAATCTCGCCAGTCTCCTCGCAGATAAGTAGTTCGGGCACTTGGCCTCCCTTCGTAGTCTCAGCGTATTCGCCGTCAGTCACAATGTCCATGACGCTCAGCCCTTGATGACTCGGACGATCCACGACCGAGGGATGACGAGCCGAACGATGTGGCCGATGGTCGGCTCGCAGACGACGTACTTGGCGGTCTCCGCAGGGTCCTCAGCGATGCGACCCTTGAACTCTCGCTCCTCGTTGTCCTTGATCCAGACGATGTCGCCGGTATTGAGTTCCATAACCTTCTCCTCTCAGATTCGGAGCGGACTGCTCCTCACGAAGTCGGCACGGGTCCGGCTCCGTAAGTAGTGGTCCGATCAGCGCGCTGGCGTGTCGCACCAATCGCAGCGATACGTCCCATAAATGCGCTGGCAGTCGGCGTGCTGCTCTGGCGTGAATGGCGTCACGATGTCGCCCTCGTCACGCGCCTCGGTAGCGCAGGTCTCGCAGAGCATCGTGCGTCCGCCGAGCCAGTGAAAGGTGAGTGTGTTGTTCATGGTTCTCCTCCTCAGTTTCCGTACTTAGCGAGCCACTCGGCTGCGTCGGTCTGTGCTTTGCGGAACTGATCCGAGATGAATTTCTGGACCGCCGAACGCGTCATCCACTTGTCGGCGACGTGGCCGACGTGCGCTGGAGCAATGCAGCCTTCGATGACAATGCCGGAGTGAGCAACGCGTCGGTAAGGACGAGATGGCAACTGACCGCAGGTCAAGCAGCGACCCTCGGTGCTGACGTGCTTGGCGATGCGCTCAGCGATCTGAGCGTTGGTCTCTGCGATTGCAGTGGACTGTGACATTTGGGCCTCCTCCGGCTCCGTTGGCGTTGTTGCCATGTGTTTACCGTATACCTGAACGGAGCAGAGCACAAGTACCTTTTACAAAGTTTTAGAAACTTTCAGAAATGGCGCTAGGCGGCGTGCTGGTGCGCTGCTTCGACCTCGGCGACAGTCCTCGGCAATCGACCGAACATGATCTCGTAGGTCGGCCCTTGGTGAAGGGTGACGACGCAGCCGCAGGACAGTCGGAGGAGGAGTTCAGGTGCCATAGGAGGACCGAACCTACTAGGCCATGCGGTACACCGGTGGAGCCTTTGGGACGCCTAGAGAATGGCGAGGTCGTCCCAGCCTCGAGGACCACAAGCTGCGCCGACGACGACGCTGAGGAGGCCAGCCGGTGACTCGTTGCCAGTCTGAGCAGTCCACCAATACGAGCCTCCGTCCTGCGCTGGACACTGCATGACTGTCCGGCCTGACGACTCCGAGACGTAGAGATGGTGCTTGTGTCCGAGGACCATGATCGAAGCGTCGGCGATCTTCTGGCGTCCGAGGGCTTGACCTTGCCACCACTTCTCCGGTCCGCCTGACCTGATCTGATGACCATGAGCGAAGCCGACTGCGACGCCGGAGAGTTCGAGCGTCATCGTGAGGTCGTCTGCAATCGCTCCGAGCGGCACGTTGACTGAGCCGTATCTTGCAGGGTTGGCGCTGAGAATCTCGCCGACCGTCTCGAACACTGCGAGGTCGTCGTTGTCAGTCCAAGTCGTGTACGCCTTGCCGGAGGAGTTTCGGTTCTCTCCGTGATTGCCTGGTACCGCGCCGAGGACGACTGGCAAGCCGAGGTCGACCATCGCTTCGACGTAGGCGAGGATCAGACGGCGAGCGACTCGCATCTGTTCTCTGCGGTCTAGGTCGGCGTTGAAGGTCTGCATGGCGTAGTGGCCGCTGCACTGTTCGACCATATCTCCGAGGCCGACGAGTGCGACTGCGTCTGGCGCACGTCCGACCTTCCGCAGCTGCTTGACCTGATCGACAAGTCGGTCCAGTGAGCGAAGGATGCGCTCGCAGGTCTCAGGAGTTCCGCCGCCTCGCTCGCCAGCCTTGCCGATCTGCCAGTCCGACAGAGCGACGAGCATGGTGCGTTCGCCGCCGACCGCCTGGACTGCCTTCGGCTTGCGCTTCTCAATCATCTTGCAGAGTGCAGCGACGTCGTCCGGGTCGGAGATGCGTGCGAGCGGCTCGATGCGTGCTCGGTAGTAGCGCAGTCGCTCGATGCCGTTGGCGGTCTGAGCGTCCCATGCTCGAATCTGTACGGAACCGGGAATGATTCGTACAGAACGAGGACTCAGGCCCCAATCGCCTATGAGGTGCTCCCATAGTGCGTCGTCGGGTTCGTGCTCCAGAGGTCCGGTGGAGATGACTCCTCCGGTGTCGGTCCATTCGAGCGATGGCTCCCAGCCGGTAGGGTGCGTCAACTTGTGGCGCGGAGCAGGCTCCGCATCCTCTAGGCGTCCCATACTCCGAGGAACTGCGTCTCGCTCTGACACATGCAGAGGCCACGCAAGTGAACCTTGATCGTGTCCCGATTGATCGGATGGCTGGCTCGGTTCAGAACGTCGGCCATGTAGGTCGATGACCTACCGCCGATGATCCAACCTCGAATCGTCTCAATGTCATCCGGTTCGAGGTCGGTGAGGAGCACGCCGAACTTGCAGAGGATGTCCTTCCGCATCTCGTTTTCCACGTCTGAGAGTTTCACTAGATAGCCACCGTCGCCGGACTCACCATGAGTTGTCCTTCCGCTCGTGTCTGTACGTTGCCAGTGCCGACCCACGCATACGTCCAGACTCCGGCTTGGCCGGTCGTGTCGACGTCAACGTGGTACAGCCCTGTGCCGTCCTTGACGATGGTTCCCCATGAGGTAGGAGCGTTGTACGTCACCTGCTGGACCGGGTTCGATCCGACCTGGTACGCGAACACGACCACACTCGGATCAGCTGCGGTGCCAGTGACGTCCGAGAACGCCGACGAGGTGTAGAACCTCACGACCGTTCCGGCGATGACTCCTGCGTTGCTCAT